GGAATGGTTGCTAAAAATCGTGCATAAGCGTCGTCATTATGCGCGAAGTCAGGTCGGACTCCACGCATTAACAACCAGACGACGAAATTCCTAATATAAAAGTTTAAGGTAGGAGTAAACGCACTTTCCACCATTAAGGCAAGCGCTCTTGCCAAAACTAAACCGGCGGACATATTGGTGCTCTCAACATTCAAGAGAGAGCAAAGCACTTTATTAGGGTTGGTAAGCCCAACATATTTATCATTTTGTCTGTCAATAACTTTTCCCAACCATGTGTGCCCACAGATAGAATAGCTAGTCACATCCTTATCTTTATCCAATCTAAAACCAAATGCAAGATAAGCATTGTAACACTTCTCAAATGTGAAGTTTTTAGCATATTTTGGATGAATCTTATCAACATTATCATCACCAAACACATTATATTTATAATATTTAAACTTCTCCAACTCGGCATACCCACGAGGGGAAAATCCAAGCTGGTTTTGAGTCAACCAATTATGATTCTTAACCACGCAATGATCCACGCAATTATCATCAGTTGTGGAGTCTTGGCCACTAGGCCCTCCAATGTGTTTACAAACAATCTGACCAGTTGGAAGTTGTATAAGTGTGTGGGATTTCCAAAAATAGTAGTAGTTTTGACGCTCCCACCATTCTTCAATCGACATCTTACACTTATCCCAGCAGAAAAAGCGTATAGCTTTGACAGCATCAAATAAGTAACATGCACCAGTTGCATCCCAGCGAATAACATCACCAGAACGGATTAACCATTCCAGATCATCGTCATTATCCATATATTCACCAAATGCGTGCAGGCCACCATTTTGAGCCACAAAACCAACACGAACAGGACACAAATCCAACTTGTTACCAAGTTCAACTATCTTATCATGTGTGTCCTGATTCATTTTAGCACCGGCAAACTGAAATGCGATATCACTTATTGTGAAACCACGTTGATCTTTAGTTTGCTTAATACGCTCGACTTTTCCCGCTTGTTTCCAAAGAGGCACATAACCAACTTTGTGTGCAAAATTCCAGAACCATTTTATCTCAGCCCATCGCTGACGTAGCGCTTGGCCTTTATCTTTCATCCCAGCTGCTTGAAAGCAGGGTCCTGGTGAAGTCGTTTCATCAATCATGACTTTTCCATCATCTTTAACAGAACATCTACCTTCAAGAAGGTAAAAGTCTCGTTTTGTCATATCAATTGCACGTCTCCATATTTCTGGGTGAAGATTAAATTCCATATAAGGTGAATCATACTTAAGAACAGATTGATTCACTCCTTCAAACGTATCTCGCCTTATATTATA